ACTTGTATTGAACTTGTATAGGGAACACAGGGAACAAGGATGGGGGGAACCTACGGAGGGGGGAAGGATAAATAGATACACTGAGCCTACTGGCGAAGTGTATAATAGTGAAGGTAAGGATAAAACCGTCTTACAGACGGTTTGCTAGTTGTTGTTTTAGCATGGACAAAAGGGCTTATGGGAACATTATTGGTAATACTAGGGACATCGTTTATTACTCTTTTGGGTATTGGCTTGTTTTTAAGGGTTTTGTTCAAAAGTTTTGAAACTTTTGAACACATTGATATTGACGATGAATGAGAAAAATATTATGAAATCAACAGACGCTAGCCCACCAACAAATGACCCTGAGGTGATTCAGGGCGCACGCATGTATTTGCGGAATAATGTGTTGCCATCAATTCGTAAACAAAACATTTCCAGAGAGTATAAAAGCCCACAACGGTTTGTAAAGGCTATGATGGACACTATTACTGAAGGTGATATATCACAAAAGTGGTCTGATGGTGATTGGCAGCCTGTTGCTAAAGACATGTTGATGTCATTATGGCAGAACCAAAACAAGATGCGGGTAAAACGACCATAATGGCTGCTAAGAAACGCCGTCAACCAGTAGTACCTGATAGGTATGATGACGCTTTAACACGAGCAATCAAAAAAGCAATTCAATTACCTGATGGTAATGATAAAACTGTGTACCATCCTCACAAGAAAAATATGCCATCCTAGAAGGCGTAGATGAAACCACCCTTAGGCGTTGGAAAAAAAAACCAGCGTTCAAAATGGAATGGGAAAAACGAGTATCCGAACTTCAACAATCCCCAGAACGAACCCAAAAACTACTAGACAATCTTTATGAGCGTGCATTAGCAGGCGACAACAACTCCGCCAAACTATATCTACAAGCCACCAACCGTCTAGCCCCAACCCAAGTCCATGTAGAACACTCCAGCAAACCATCAGAAATCTCCGATGCCGAACTAGACAGCCTCATAGCGTCAGTCGCTCAATCTGAGGTTGAGTCCCGTAAGGAACTAAAAGCACAATAGTGGGTTCAACGATAGAATGTCCGACTTGTGGGTGTGAGTATCCTCCTGTTGCAACGAGATGGCGTTGCCCTGAGTGTGGCTATAAGGATTCGTGTTGTGAGGGTGAACCTAGGAAAATGAGAGATTATGACAACAACTAATGATGCAATGTATGCCAAACTGAAGGCATTGTATCCTAATGGTGGGAACACTTTGGGTGACTTGCTATATACTTATTGGTCTTCTAGTGGGGCTACTACTATTGCTACTACTAGAACTAATTTGGTTCCGAACCCAAACTTTGAAGTAAATGCTTCTACTTGGAACGTAACTGGAGGTACGCCTAACAGAATTACTACAGATTCTTATTCTGGTGTCGCTTGTTTGCAACAAACAAAGGTTGCAGGTAGAACAGAAATAATTTTATTGGAAACAATTCCTATTCCTGTTGTTGGTGGTCAAACTTATACGGTTAGCGCATATTTCAAAGTCCCTGCTGGTCAGGAGTCAATGAGTGCTGGTATTCGTATTCTTTGGTATGACGCTGCTGGCGTTCAAATACCTCCAACATTTATTGATGGAACTTATGCGACATTGACAAACACAGATGGTTGGCAGAGGAGAACTTTTACAGGTGTTGCACCTGCTAACGCTGCATCCATCCGAAGTTATTTTGGGCAAAAAGACAGTGGTACGGCAGGTCAAACATTTTTGCTTGACGCAGTAATGGTTGAACAAGCCTCATCTGCGTTACCATATTTTGATGGTACATATGTAAACGATTATCAGGGTTATGGTTTGTCCACAAAAGCGTGGAATGGTACAGCAAACAACTCCTCTAGCACGGCTTCTTGGTTTGTTGGTAACACAAGAACCAATTTGATTACTAACCCTAGTTTTGAGGTTGATTTGTCTGGTTGGGGAAGTTTGGGAACCGTCACTAGGTCAACAGCAGAATCTTATGTTGGTGTTGCTTCAGCGGCGTTGGTTCATGACACGGTGACTGCACCACATTTGTTTGCTTCTGTGAGTGTGGTCGCAGGGTTGGATTATACGGTGAGTTTCTATGTAAAACAGTCGGTTGCTAATGGTGGGCAAATGTTTGTTGACTTCAGGTGGTATAACGCTGCTGGAACAATGATTCTTGATGATGTTAACTATGAGTTTAGCCCAAACGCATCATGGCAACGCTTTAGCCAAACCAGAACCGCACCAGCAGGTGCGGTTTCTGCACAAATAGTACCTCGTATGCCGTTGGTTCAGGGTGGTCCGATTCCAACTATCAACTATATGGATGCCTTTATGGTTGAGCAAGCCTCGTCTGCGTTACCATATTTTGATGGTACATACGCTGCCGCATATGCAGGGTATGGTTCATATAGTAAAACTTGGAATGGTACTGCTAATGCTTCTACTAGTACTAGTGTTTGGTTTACGGGTAATTCACGCACCAACCTAGTGCAAAATCCGAACTTTGAAACAAATGTTCTTTTTACCGAAGTGTCAAACACTGGTAGTGGAATTGCTACAAGGTCAACAGCAGAATCTTATATTGGTAATGCTTCGTGTGCTGCATATCCAACACCCGCTTTAGGCTTCTTGGTAGTTACTACACCACCCCTTACTGCAGGACGCATGCCCATTACAGGCGGACAAACATATACCGCTTCGTTTTATATTAAAAGTACCGTTTCAAGAAACGCATATATCAGTCTTCGGTATTATGATGCTGCTGGTGCAGAACTCCAACGCAACGAAAGTGCTGCTTCAGAAACAAGTACGACTGAATGGCAACGAAGGTCTGTTTCTGGAACAGCACCTGCGCTTGCTGTTGCCGCAAGTCTCTTAATGGTTGTTCAAAATGTTCCTTCAGGTGAAGTCCACTACTTTGACGCACGACTTCTTGAAGCAGGCTCAACCCTGCTCCCATATTTTGATGGTACATATGCCGACAACTATGCGGGTTATACCATTACACAACAGGGTTGGACTGGTACAGCGAACAATTCAACCAGTTCTGCGAACTGGTTTTTGGGTGTTGGTTCTGGTTTGGCTAATCGTGGTGCTTTGCAATATGATTATTATGTTTCCAAGGGTGCTACTGGTAGCACTTTGGGTGACTTGGCAAATAGTTTTTGGTCTGACCCTGATATATCGGTTTCTAACCTTCAGGACGAACTAGGGAACGATTTGCTACTAGAGGATGGTTCTTTAATGTTGTTGGAAGCAGGTAATGTGTAATGGCTGACCTAAAGATTTCTGAGTTGACAGCGTTGGCTGGTGCTAATGTTGTTGCAACGGATGTTTTACCTATTGTTGATGTTTCGGCGACAACGACAAAGAAAATTACGGCTAGCGAGTTGTCTAGTTATGTGGCTAGCGTTGCACCCCCTCTGGGTGTTCGCCCGATTGCTAGTTCGGTGTGGAACATTCCATCACCAGCACCACTTAGCCTAGATAATTCTTTCTCAACTTCAGTCGGAAGAATGGTTGCTGTACCATTTTTTGTTTCTCAAGCAGTAACCGTTACAAGAATGACATGCCAAGTGACGACTGCGGGTACAGGAACATCAATAGCACGACTTGGCATTTATGATTCGTCTACATCAACTTTAGAACCTTCTGCGCTTGTCGCTGACGCTGGGACCGTAACTTGTGATACGACTGGTAAGAAAACGATTAGCAGTTTAAGTATTTCTTTGGGGCGTGGAACATATTGGGCTGTGTTGGTGGTGAACTCTGCTACGGTTGTACCACTTTTCCGAGGACATTTTGATGTGAATGTCCAAGGAATATGGCAAACTAACTCAGACCCAGATACTGGCGTTTCATGTTTGGTTTCGTCATCAAGTGTTACTGGTGCTTTGCCCGCCACATTTTCGGTTAACTCATCTCAATTCGCAAACCGTCGTTGTCCAACATTAGTGATTGGTCTTTAATCATGAGACATGAATTTTATATTGACGGTGTTCTTGTAAGCGTTGAGGAAACACCCGATATTCATACCCCGTTAAACACTGTAGGTGTTATCGCAACTTTGAACGCTGTTCTTGGTGTCTGGTCTTTGCAGGATGCAGCAAATGCGGTCGGACTTACACCTGCTGATTTGGTGGCTGAAGCACAAGCGTGGGCAGCAGCACAACAAGAACTAGGAGCATAAATAATGGCAACCTTTAGCAAAATACCCCTTAGCGGTAATACATCTGGTATGGGGATTCTGATTAACTCGGGTTCCTCTGGTGTTGCTGGTCCAACTATTCATACTGGTTCATCATCACCTTCGGTGATTGATGAGGTTTGGTTGTATGCGGTGAACTATGATACCACTGACCGTAAACTTACGGTTCAGTATGGTGGTGTTACTGCGGGGACAAACGAAATTGAGTACACCGTCAAGGCTGAGAATGGTTTGTATTTGATTGTTTCTGGTTTGATTCTTGCTGGTAATGCTAGTCCTAAGGTTATTTCTGCTTATGCTGCAACTAATACTAGTATTGTTGTTTATGGGTATGTGAACCGAATTATTTCATAATCGGTTAATTATGGTTTTACGCAACCGAAACATGCAGGGTGGGAAGTCTATTGTTTTTGACCTTGCCCCACGAACTCCTAGAGGGAACACTGGGCAGGTTCATAATGGTTTGGTTCGTGTTTTAGATACTCCTGTTCTCAGTACAGCAACTTCTATTAGTGGTGGTTTTACTTTTACGATAACAAATTATTCGGTGTCAAGTAATTATGTTCTTTCCACTACGGCTGGTTCTGTAGCCCGTAGTGGTGCAACGGTTACACAATCTGGTTTGGGTTTCAGCACTTCTGCAACTGTGTCGGTTACTGCAACGGAAAGCAATTTCCCTAGTAGTGCTGTAGCAACTAGGGCTGGCACTTCTGCTGCTTGTGTTCCTGCTGGTTGTACTCCACCTAGTTGTACTTTGACCACTAGTACTGGTATGGGTGCATTGTTTGGTGGTTGTGGAAGTCCAGGATGCACAGGTGGATGTTTGTATTACACACGCACTACTTATACTTATACCGCTAATTATTGTGTTGATAATTGTGGAAACATTATATATGGTAGTTGCCCAGCAGACTATTTTGTAGATAGCACCCCATACATTTGCGCTTAGCAAGGAGTAAAAAATGACAGAAAGTACATCTATAAGTTGGTTCGCAGTAGTTGTGGACAACGAATTAGCACATTTACACTCGGTTGAAAATCAACTAGAGGGTGCTGTTGCTGCTTTTAGTTCAAATCCAACTATAGTTCCAATTAGCCAAGAAGATTTTGACAGAATTATTGCTGTCAATATGCCGTATGGTTCAGTGACTTATGATGGAACAAGTTTTATTGTCCCTGAATGAACGCATGGCAGGAATATAAACAACGGCTAGGAACAACTAGACCTTGGGATTTGTTAAATCCTAATGCACCTAGAGCCGATGAACAGGTTTCTGAATCTCGTTTAGAAACATGTTTAGAATGTTCAGAGTTAATTAATGTAACAAAACAATGTAAACAATGTGGTTGTGTAATGACAATGAAAGTTAAGTTAAAATTGGCAACATGCCCCCTAGGAAAGTGGTAGTAATGAAAAAAGTTAAAGCGTTTATCTATAATAACCCTGTACGGGTTGCAGCATTTGTTTCATCTGCTGTAGCAATTTTGGTTGCATTTCTTGCACCACAAACACCCGTGGAACCAGCAATTGCCTTCGTGCTTTCAGCACTTGGCTTAGGTGAATATGCACAGCGTGCAGAGAACCGTAAAACTGATGAAGCGTTATTTAGTGAAATACCTAGCGAGGACGATTTAGTTTGAAATATACTGGTGTGTCGGATGGCATATCTAAGGGTAAACGCAAAGGCACTGAAGCCTTTGTGAAACATGTTGCATTATTGTCTAAAGGTAATCTTTGGAATAATGGGACTTTTGGGGTTCGCCCGATTAAGGGAAAACCACAATACCTTAGTGTTCACGCAACGGGTCGGGCTATGGACCTTAGTTGGCGTGGTAAGTCCCGTGACGAAGCAAACAAAGTTATTGAAATGATTGTTGCTAATGCTGACTCTTTGGGTGTAGAGTTAGTCCTAGATTATTTCCCCAAACCTTACGGCAGGGCTTACAAGTGTACCCGTAAGGGATGGAATAAATATTCTAAAGCAACTGTTACGGGTGCGCCCAATGGTGACTGGTATCACCTAGAATTAAGTCCAGAGTTTGCAGATAACCCTAGTAAGGTTCACGAAGCGTTTAAGGCTTTGTTTCAGTAATATCCCCAACCGACAACTTATGTTGTCAAGGATGGTAATATGAAGAAAATATTTTTATTGGCTATTATCATATTTTTGTTAACCCAACCCAGTTTTGTCCACGCTAAGAAGTATCCTGCTATCAGGTGTTGGAACCATTATGACATTATAGATATGGTTTCTCATAATAGGGACATGATGAGTCGGGTTGATTATATTATGTGGAGGGAATCACGATGCAACGCATCGGTGATTAACCGTGATGACCCGATGGGTGGGTCTATTGGTTTGTTTCAAATTAACCAGTTTTGGTGTAAACCTAACCGTCAAACTAAACATGGTTTCCTTCAGGATGCTGGTGTTTTGAAAGATTGTAAAGAGTTGTATAATCCTATTGTTAATGGTATGGCTATGATGGCTATTTATGATTATGCTCATAATCGTTATGGTGATGGTTTTGGTCCGTGGGGTGGTGAACCTAAGTGGATTTAAATGCACTTATAAATGAGAAAGAGTGGCGGAAATGTCGTGGTCCTGAGAAAGCAACTATTGAACAGCAACTAGAGGCTTTCATATATTTTTGTGAAAACTTTTGGTGTATTAAACATCCCGAAAAGGGTCGTATAAAGTTCAATTTGCGTGATTCGCAAATTGATACTGTTAAAACTTGGATGTCAGAGCGTTACACAATTGTGTTGAAGGCTCGTCAGATTGGGTTTTCTACTTTGGCTGCCGCATATGCTTTTTGGTTGGTGTTCTTTGCTCCTGACCGTTTTGTTGTTATGTTGTCTAGGACCGAGCGTGAGTCTGTGAAGTTGTTGGCTAAAAGTAAGTATGGTTACCGTTTTATTCCACAGTGGATGAAAGAGCGTGGACCTAGGCAAACAACTGACCATCAACTTAAAATGATGTTTGATAACGAGTCTGCTATTGAATCGTTACCGTCAGGTAGTGACCCTGCTCGTGGTGAGTCGGTGTATTTGGTTATTGTGGACGAATGGGCGTTTTTACCTAACCCTGAGGAAGCGTGGGCTAGTATTGAGCCTATTACCGATGTTGGTGGTCGTGTTGTTGGTTTATCTACCGCTAATGGTTCGGGAAACTTTTTTCACCAGTTGTGGGTTGGTTCGCAAACGGGGTCTAATAAGTTTAAAGGTATTTTTTATCCTTGGGATGCTGATGGTGAGCGTAATGAGGATTGGTATGAAACTAAGAGCCGTAACATGCAATCTTGGCAGATGCACCAAGAGTATCCACGCTTCCCCGAGGAAGCGTTCATTAAATCAGGTAACCCTGTTTTTGATATTGACATGTTGAACAGCATGGAACCTGAGGATGGTCATGTTGGTTATTATCATTTGTATTCTGATGGTAATGGTGAGTTCCGTTTTCAAGAAAATGGTGAACTGGAAGTTTGGTCCCATCCTGAGAGTGGTGGGACATATGTGATTGGAGCCGATGTCGCTGAAGGTCTTAGTTATGGTGACTATAGTTCTGCTCATGTTGTGGATGCGTCAACTGGTTTAGTGGTTGCTCATTGGCATGGACACATTGAGCCTGACTTGTTTGGTGAGTTGTTGGCTGAAATTGGTTGGTGGTATAACACAGCATTGTTGGGTATTGAAAGCAACAACCATGGTTTGACCACTTTGAAGGCTGCACAGAAGCATGGTTATAAGAATCTTTATAAGCAACGCCGCCTCAATGCTGTCCGTGCTGACCCTAGTGATGTGTTGGGTTGGAGAACGACATCATCTAGCAAGCCGTTGGCTATTGACGAACTTAGTGCCGCTATTCGTGATGAGGGTGTAATTATATTGTGTGCTAAGACTTTGGGTGAGTTGCGAACATTTGTTCGCAAGGAGAATGGTCGTATGGCTGGTAGCCCTCATGACGACAGAATTATCAGTTTGGCTATCGCTAACCAAATGTTGAAATATGTGTGGTTGCCTGAATATCGTGGTGATGTTTCTTTGCCCAAAAATAGTTTAATGTGGTGGGAACAACACCTTTTTAGTGGTCAGGGGGAGAATCGGATGTTTCTTGGTTCCCATAATGTGAGAAAACGAACACCTTTTTAACCTTAGGAACAGATTCAGTACTATTATGATGTTTAAATGCACAAATTGTGATAAAACTTTCATCTCAGATGAACTTCCTCGCAGGGGCGAGGTCTGTTTTGCGTGCCATATTAAAACTGTTAGATTGGGATTCACTTATGGTAAAGAGGATTTTCATGGTCCTACTATTGCTGAGCGTCAGCGTCAAACTGTGGAACAGGCTAAAATCAACGGTTATAACGCAGAACCAGTCACGAACTGGATGTAATGAATCATGTTTTCATCCGTATGGGTCCCAATCATTGTCGCAATCATCATGGGACCAGTCGTGGTGGTATTACAAAAACTTCGTAAAGAAAATACCGACCAACACGCGGAAGGCAGAATCCTGCTTCGGACTATCGGGACTAAGGTTGACAAAATAGGTAGCAAACTTGACCACCACATCGGATGGCATGAAGGGCAAAAAGATGGCAAGTAAAAAACGGGGAATAGATGACATCATTAAACCTATTAAAGGTGAACTTCGTTTATATGTTAATAAGTCTTTAAAATCCGCATATAAGGCTGGCAACACAAAGAAGGCTAGAGATAATGCTGTTTGGTGGGCTAAGGATGCTTACAAGGCTTATTATGGAACTACAAAAGGTTTCAGCCAAGCGTTTGAAAAGGCTGAGCGTGAACTTGCCGCTAAGCGTGTTGCTTCCAAGGCTAAGAATGTTAGAAGGACAAAATAATGGCTAAGAAATCAGCATCAGACCAACTTAAATTATACAAGCAACGCTTAGAAGCATCTAAGCGTTGGCGTAAAGATGAAGGTTATGATGCTGTTTGGCGCAGACTAACAGACCTTTATAAAGGTCATCATTATGAGGATTATCGTGACGAGGACAGACTGCTAGTTAATATTGCTTTTGCAACTATTAACATTATTGCGCCAAACATTTCTGTTAACTTCCCTAAGATTGCCGTTAACGCTGTTAAACCAGAAAATGCTGCTAATGCTGTTATCGCTGAAGCGGTTGTAAACTATTGGTGGAAGCATCGTGATGTTCGCACCGAGTTTCGCCGTGCTGTAAAAGACTCTTTGATTATGGGTCATGGTTGGATTAAGAGTGGTTACCGTTTTGTTGAGGAGGAAGTAGTTGGACAGGAAACGGAAGTTTCCGACCCTGTAGAGGGTGGAGAAATGACATCCACAACAGTAATCCTAGAGGACAGTCCTTTCGCTGAGCGTGTTAGCCCTATGGATGTTTTCGTGGACCCTGATGCCACCAGCATGCGTGACATTAAATGGATTGCTCAGCGTATCCGCCGACCTATTGCTGATGTCAAAAACGATAAGCGTTACACTAAAGTCGCTAGGGACGAAGTTCAAGTTATGGCTGTTAGCCGTTATGCCGATGACCCTAGTCGTAAAAAGATTAACGATAAAAATGAAGGCTACGCCGAAATTTTTGAGTTTTATGATGTTGCAGGAAAATCAATGAGCGTTTTTTGTGAAGGTGCAGAAAACTTTTTGGTTAAACCAACAGCGATGCCATATTCGTTTGGTCAGCCGTTCGTTATGTTGCGTAATTATGATGTCCCTGACCATTTTTATCCTATTGGGGATTTGGAATCCATTGAACCTTTGCAAAAAGAGTTGAACGAAACTCGTACACAAATGATGAATCACCGTAAAAAGTATTCACGCAAATATTTGTATAAAGAATCAGCGTTTGACAGTATGGGTCGGCAAGCATTGGAATCTGATGATGACAATGTGATGGTTCCCGTCATTAGCGATGAAGCCTTAAGTGGTGTTGTGGCGAACTTCCCTGCTGTGATTAACCCACCAGATTTTTATGACCAAACCTCAACGATTATTGGTGACATTGACCGTGTTTCTGGTGTGTCGGAAATTCAGCGTGGCGGCACAACGGAAATCCGCCGTACCGCAACTGAAGCCTCTTTGGTACAAGATGCAAGTAATGCACGGACAGCAGATAAACTTGCGATGGTTGAACAAGCCATCAGCGAAGTGGGTCGCCGCATGGTTGCCCTAGCAAGACAATATATGTCAGGTGAGCAGGTAGCCCGTATTACTGGTAAAGATGGTGAACCTGTTTGGGTTCAGTTTGACCGTGACTATTTGGAAGGTGATTTTGACTTTGAAGTAGTTGCTGGTTCAACACAGCCAAATAACGAATCATTCCGCCGACAGATGGCATTGCAAATGGTTGACGCTATGGCTCCGTTCGCTGGTTCTGGAATTATAGATATGAGCAAACTTGCCGCCTATGTGCTACAACAAGGTTTTGGTGTTAAGAACCCTGACGAGTTCTTAATGCAACAACAACCACCTATGGCTCCTGAGATGGCTGGTGCTGGCGCACCGCCACAACCCTCCCCTGTCCCTGCTGAACAAGGTGCAGGTCCCTTAAATGGTGACCCTGCCATGTTGCAAGCGTTGCTTGCACAGCAAGGACAGATGCCTCCAATGGCATAAAGGAACAACACTTTCATATGTAGAGCAACCAACTAGGACTCTAGGAGAAATGACATAATGAGTGATGAACTCGCAACAACACCGTCTGTGGAACCCGAAGGGTCACCCGTTACAGAAGGTGTTTCAGAAAGCCCAAGTACACCAGTTTTATCTGTTGAGGAATATTCTAATTATAGAGTTCCAATCAAATTAGATGGTGAGGATTTAGAAGTACCTCTAAGTGAGGCACTCGCTGGTTATCAACGCCAAGCAGATTATACTCGTAAGACGCAAGAACTTGCACAGCAAAAAGAACAGTTTCAATTTGCTACTGCACTTCAATCGGCTTTAGATAATGACCCTGCCGCCACGATTGACCTGTTGAGCAAACATTATGGTATCAGCCGTCAGGCTGTTAGCGAAATGATTGCTGATGGTGAGGATTTTGATTCTTTGGACCCTACGGAACAAAAGTATCGGGAACTTGACAAGCGAATTGCATCGTTTGAGGATTACCAAACTAAACAGGAAATTGAACAAGAGGTTCAACGACTGAAGTCTAAATACGAGGATTTCAATATCAATGAAGTTGTTACAACCGCTTTGCGGTTGAACTCAACTGATTTGGAAGGCACATACAAGCAGATTGCGTTTGATAAAATGATGGCAAAAGCAGAACTAGAACGGCAAGCCCGTGAAGTCCAACAACAGAAAGAAAACTCTTTGTTGGAATCCAAAAGGCAAGCCAGTGTGGTATCGGGTGGTTCGTCCGCTACGGCTTCTACAACTAGTGAAAGTTTTGAACCCATTACATCAGTCGCAGAGGCTTGGGCTGCCGCCAAGCGTTCTATGGGCGCAAATTAAAAACTACTACATTCTTTTAGGAGAACATAATGTCTAACCCAAACTTTGATGCGTTGCTCAGTACAACGCTCGCAAACTATCGTGACCAACTCACGGACAACATCTTTACGGCACGCCCGTTGACCTACTTCCTTCAGGACAAGGGTCGCATCCGCATGCTTAATGGTGGAACCAAGATTGTTGAGCCACTCATCTACGGAGAAAGCACAACTGTTAAGTCGTACAGTGGTTATGACTCAATCTCGTTGGCTGCACAGGGTGGTATTACGGCTGCTGAATACGATTGGAAGCAGTATGCTGCATCAATCGCAATTAGCGGTATTGAGGAAGCAAAGAACAACGGCGAACAAGAAATCATCAACCTGTTGGAAGCAAAAATCATGCAGGCTGAGGAATCAATGCGTGAAGGTTTCAACCGCATGTTCTTTGCAGATGGTTCAGGCAACCGGGGCAAGGTCTGGAACGTCGT